CAACAACATTTACAGGAACTCTGTCAATGTTAGGCGATAAACTATTTAAGTTTAGATTAGAAACAAACAGAGCTGGTTTTTTTGATTTTATAAAAAGTTCATTAGTGGTCGTTAACAGAATAATAGAAAGAAACTCTAGAAATTTAGAAAACTTTGCATCAGCTATTGGTCAAGGTATGGTCAATTTTATTAAAGAAGCAATATTAGGTACTGCGGCTTTGATAGATATATTAGCTCCAGCATTTAGAATTGTTTCTAATGGTATTTCTGCCCTGATAAATACTATAACTGCTTTACCAGCAGGCATAAGAGAGCTTGGAATTTTAGGTTTCTTAATGTTTGGTACTAAAGGTAAATTAGCAATAGTTGCTATAACTGCTTTCTTAGAAAAAATGGATGTAGATCTAGAAGCTATATCAAATAAAATTTTTGGAGCAAAAACAGATCAGAAAGATTTAAATGGACTTTTTGCAACTGCAAATAAATTAGTAGCAGAAATTGATCAAAATATTATTGATACAAAAGAAGACATGAAAGCTATGGCAGATGCAATGAAAACTGTCAATGAAAATGCGGAAGCAGTAGAATTTTCATTTAGAAAAACTGCGGAGCTTAT